GTTTTCTACTGCAAGTTTATTTTCTTCCATCCAGTTTTCGACGACGTAGTTGAGGTAGCCATCAACTTTCTCGACCAATTCAGAATGAATACGAGTTGTTTCTTCAGTCAACTCTTCTTGATATGATTCTTCTAAGCGTGCAACGTTTGTTGCTAGTTTAGATTTTAGTGCAGCTTCAAAAATGATTGCAGCTTTACCTTTGAATCCTTCAGAAAGAGTTGCTTCATCAGCAACTAATGCATCCAAATCTTCGTCAAAGTGAGATTCAGATACAACTTCTGCATCATCTGTCTCTACGCTTTCAGCATGCATCTTCATATATGCTGCTGTTAGCTCTTCTTTTTTCATCTTAGACATTTTGTTATACATGGCATTAACCATACCTGCTTTTGTCTTTGGTGCAGTTGCTTGTGTCGGTGCTGATTTCTTAATTTCAGCAGCGTCATCTTCAGCAGCTTTCGCCCCATCAACTTCAGGTGCAGCCTTTGCCTCGTCCAGGTGATTCCCATCAGAAACTTCAACGTTCTCAAGGGTCTCATCTTGGAGTTGTTCAACAACGTCTTCGACTTCGATTTTCTGTTCGATATCAGACATTCAATACTCCTATTGAGTTAAAGTTTTGAGAGGAAATCTTTGAAGACTTTCATCTGTACATTACTCATGTCAGCTGATTTTGCTTCTTTGATCTCAGTCTCGAACTGTTCAATTTCTTGTGCTTTTAGGATACCATTATCCCAAACCCAATCTACTCCTTCCATGATGCCATTTACAAAGGCCTCAGGAGCAGATGGATCTTGTACGATATCAACTGTAGATAAGATAAAATCGTTACCTACCATGTTAACACCATTACGTTGCACAAGACTACCCATACCACGACTTGAAACACCAAGCTGAACACCACCTTCCATCAGACCCTTTACAATCTGACCCATAGGAGTATTCAATATTAGTGCTTTACCCATCACATTATTACCATCCCAATTAAGTTCGGTGATGCGATGAGATACTTTATCCAAATTGACAGTAGGACCTTCTGGGTGATTCAATTCACCTACGGCTCTACCTTTGGAAACTTGTTCAGCAGTGTATTTTGCCACTGCTTTTTCTAGGACTGCTTTCGGGTAGATCCTGCCATTGCGGTTCTTACCTTCAGCTTGCATAAAGATACCTTCGATGACAGCGGTTTTCTCGCCGTTATCGTTAGCTTCAGTCATATACTCCAATTGAGTATCTAGATGTTCTGTGATTAATTTCATATTTTACTAGCCTCTCGGGATCGCTAAACTAGTTAGTTTTACGCCAGCGTTAGCAGCAAAAATAACTTCATCTTGTTTTTTTCTAATGATAACATGTTCATCTGACATAATAGTAAAACTTCCAACGACTGTTCCACTTTGTGCAGTAACCAATGTAACAAGATGAGCTGCTGATGTAGTATTAATAATACGTACATTAACTCCATCCGAAACAGTAGTTGCAGTTCCTGTGGTTGTAGGAGCAGCGATCTCTGCAGTTAGTGGTCTAATTTCAGCCATTGCTATTTCCCCATAAGCTTAGTAAAATCTTTAATTGCTTTTTCAGCTTCTTTTTCACTTTTAAAAGTATCTAAATCCTGACCGTCAATAGACGCAATAAACTTAGATCCTTTCTTTTTAATTTCTGCGGTAAACTTACCTTTGCCTACCTTAAACTTTTTTGCAGCTTCATAAATCGGCGCTGTCTTCGTCCTGAATTCCTGGAACTTCATCATCGATTTCAACGTCCTCTACTTCAACTGCGGTACCTGACATACCCTGAGCAATAGCAATCTTACGATCATCCATCGCTGTATTAATTTTATTTTGCATTAATGTGCTAAAAGCATTGTTAGCATCATTATTACTTCCTGTATCAAGTGCATTAATTAATTCACTTACATCAGTCATTTTGTTCACCTTTCATTTATTTATACAACTTGAGTTTTACACTTCATCTTCAGTGTTATTCGTCTCATCTTGTTTAATTTGTGTAATGATATCTTCAATTTCTTCGTCAGTCTGCATAAGAATATTCTTACGAATCCATTCTACAGAATAATAACGACCAGCGTATTCATCAACTTCACGAAGTGTAGCCAAACGCTCACGAATTAGTTCAGCATCTTTTAATTCTGAGAAGTGATTATCTTTTAAGAAGTCAATACTAATATCTGATCTGATTGATTCCCACTCTTCTTCTGTAACAACACCTTTAAGAATCAACTGTGTCTTAAGAATATCGATAAACAGCGCTGAGAACTTCTTGCGCAGACGATTAATAAACTTCTGAAACTTTAATTCATCGCGTGAGATTTCAGTAGATCTACCAAGTGAGAATTGATTTTCTTGTTCTAAACGACCACTCGGTACATTCAATGACTTATACAGCTTCTTACGGAAGTATTCAATGTCATCAATCTGACCAAGGTTTTCGCCACCAGGTAGAGTAGAGATTTCTGTACCACGACCACCTTCACGGCGAGGCAACCAAAAATCTTCTAGCATTGACATATGCTTCTTGTCATCTTTCATATCACCAGTTTCAGCATCGTATACCATTTTATTACGATACTTTGCCATGATATTACGTAGATATTCTTCCGCCTTACCTTTTGGTAAGTTACCTACATCAATATAAAAGATACGACGTTCAGGTGCACGTGCAAGACGATAGATGACTAATGAGTCTTCCATCATACGAAGCTGATTAACAGGCTTTAATGCTTTGTGCAAATGTGATAAGATACGTTTACGACTTGGATCCAATAGACCAGAAGTAACATATGTAATTGCATCTTTTGCAATCTTCAGTCCTTGTGCTTTAGTACCTAGTGAATCATTTTGAAATATAAAGTATTCAGTAGCACCAGTAATAATCTCTGCACCAGTCTTAGGATCTTTTTCTTTCTTTAGCTCGCGAACTTTACGGATCTTTGTAGGATCAATTGGGCGTAGCTCAAGCAACCCATTTTTAGGATTCTTTTCGTCAATAATTTTATGATAGTATAAACGTCCATCAACGTACCAGCGCCGGAAAATGTCATGTCCGTACCAGTTCATGTTTAGCATATTTAAAACATGATTAAATTCTTCTGTCATCATTTTCTTAATGCGATCAGGTTGATCTAGGTCATCCATAATCAACGTGACAGGTGAAGACTCATCATCAGAAACAATAGCTTCGTTAATAATATCTTCTACAGCAGCATCGCATTCAGTTTGATGTGAAATATCGCGATATTTAAGAATAAGCTCTTTTTCTGATTTTGTTTGATCACCATTAATATCGACATACTGTCCATAGTGGCCACCGGCATTAATTACATTGCCGATACCCTCATCTTCATCCATAGGAGCAACGAAGGAAGCACGCGCACGCTCTTGCTTCTCTTGATCCTTTCTTTTAATTTCAAAACCAAAAAAATCGGCCAATGTAATATCCTCTCATAATAGCAGAGGAGAATAATCCCCTCTGCTTATATTTATAGGTGTTAGGAAGTAGTATCTGATTCCCAATATTGAACCTGAAGTTCAACAGTAAACTCTTCGATAACGTTTTCTGAATCGTACGATACGTCGATTGCAGCAATGTTAGTCGGGAAAGTCCCACGGAAATCATAACGCTTCACAGTTTCACCTGCTTTGTTTAACTGTTCTACAATCATGTCGGCTTGGTAGTCGACTGGGTTTGTTAGACCAGTATTTGCATTATGCTGATTAATACCATTCATCCAACGTTCGAAAGCATTACGCGTTTCCATTTGAACGTCATTGATGATTGTCACTGACCAAGGTTCGAATGTACGATCGCCTGCAATTTGCAATTGACGTCCACGGAACGGGATTGTGATTGGTGCAATGATCGAAGCAGGTAGCTGAGCAGCTTTACACATAAATGATGCAAGCTCAACATTTGCTCCGGCATAACCAGGAAAGTTAAGTGTAGCTTTAAACAAGTTGGCACGAGCACCGCCACCTGTCAACTTGGATTTAAAGTCATCAACGCCTAAAATAGCCATATCTTATGTCTCCTTACTGACCGATGATCTCAGAGAACTCAACGCCGGTACGTGTGGCAATGAAGTTCAATGTGATAAAGTTAATCGACCTAGCAGGCTTGATATAAATATCAGCTACGAAACGGTTGCCATCAATAACGTCTCCAGTATTATTTGTTGCGTCACAAATAACTGAGAAGTCAGTAATACCTCGGCGACCTTTTACGTCTCGCAAGAATGGTTCTACTAGGTTGCGGAATTGTGCACGTGTAAACTCATCGTTAAATTCAAACAATTGGAATTTAGCAGCTGTTGATACAGCTTTTTCCAATGTGATAAACAAACGACGTACGTTGATACGATCAAACGCACTTGGTTTAGATTGTGCAGTTTTGTCACCAAACAATACGATACCTTCACCAGGGAAGCTAACGATTGGGTTGACTCGAGCTTTATATAGATCGTCACGAGCTGCTTTCTTAGGATTGAAAGCAATTTTAGTTACACCAAGGATTTGACCTCGTGTGAAACCAGCAGGTGAGAACCATGCATCAGCTACATTGTCTGTGTTTGCACAGAGACCAGCTACTGCACCGGATGCAACAATCCAACGATATACATCATTGTATTTGTCATATACGTATAGAGCAGTTGAATCGATTACTGCGTAAGAAGATGAAGTCAATGCATCTGCCCAGGCTTTTACATCTGTTGCAGCTGTTGCATTATTGACTGTTTCTGCAATTGCAGGGGAAACAAACGCCACACAGTCTTTTCGACCTTCGGCGATTGCAATCATGTAGTTTGCCATAGTCACATCGTCTGCAGCTGCAGTTTCAGGACCAATTAGCAAGTTTACATCAATAGTTTCAGCATCATCAAACAAGTCATATGCAGTAGATAGTTCGCCAACAGTTGCAGCATTATCATCTGTACCACCAGAAAGTGAAACAGTAATAGCAGTTGAACCTGTTACGAATGCTGCACCAGCTGCACCATTTACCGCCGAACCGGCATCTGTAAGTGGAGATGCGTGAGCGCCCCAACGAACATATGCTGATTGATTGTTGATTACGTTTGCGTAGTAATTATCTGTACCGTCATCAGCTTTAGCATCAGATGCCTGAGATACAAACGCAAATGTTTCAAGTACTGTACCAGCAGTACCAGTCCATGCACCATCCTGATCAACAACCGCAATATGCATTTCATCTGCAGTATCGCCGCTATTATTTGTTGAGTAAGTTGATGTTCCAGGAACTGAGTCAAAGCTACCAGCATATGCCCATCCAGCAAATGCTGTTGCATCGGCAGGACATACAGATACTTGCAATGAGTTACCTAGTAGGCCAGGAAAACGAGCAATAAATGTATCAGTAGCACCAGGTGTTACTGTGTCATAATGATCGTCGTTCTTTACTAGAATACCGGTACCAGAAGCTGTTGCGTTTAAATTACCAGTTTCTGCACGTACTACGCGCAGTGAGTTACCGTACTGCAAAAATTGTGCAGCAGGATAAAAATATTTGTAGGTGTTATTGTCAGGTTTGCCAAACTTGTTAACTAGCTGTTGTTCTGAGCCTACCGTGGTAATCTCTTCAACCGGCCCCCACTGGAATGCACCAGCGATAGCTCCAATTGACGTAGATACGGCAGGAACAACATTAGTCAAGTCAACTTCTTTAACCTGCACACCAGGTGAGACTTGGAATGCCATGTATTTCCCCTTCATTGAGAATTAATAAGTTTTCATAATACGATGTTTTTCACTAGTATTATTTATAAATAATAGGATTTAGAAGAATGTCTCTTTCTGGACAAACCATCGATCTCCGCCTTCGACAACAGATTCAGTCTCTTCTTCTACTCCATCGTCGAATACACCGAAAGGAACTAGGTCATCCTCAATCAGTTTTTGTTGCTCGGCGTACAACATGTTCTTCATATCAATGTCTGTCATCTCTCCAAAGAAAGGAGTAACAGCAAACCAACCAAATAACACTAAATTCATCATTAAGTCATCGTGATTATTATCAGATGCCTCATAAGAAGATCCTTTTGCTACAAAGGTTGACATTTCTATGATTGTGTCTTGATCAACGATATTAATCTTATTTTGCTCTACAAGATCTTTAATATTCGAACAACCAATACGTTTGACTTTACGGGTCATAGTAACACCAATAGAATTGGCTTTAATCATAGACTCAACAAAAACATTTTCATATTCTAAATCATAATATAATCCATTACATACTACAGATCCTTGGTCATTTGACTCTATAACAACATGAGCATCGTTATATGTCTTAGCGTATTTATATATAATGTCCGGCAGAAGTAGTGGTGAGATCATATTATCTCTATAAACCGCCACTTGTTGAAATGGCTGGGTAGATACATCTATTATATTAAATGTTGAATAGTCCATACCACGTCCCTTTGCCACGTCGACAAAGCACATATAGTTATGAGTTTCCTCAGGTTTAACATATACCTTTACATTATTTTGTGTAAAGATTGGATTCTGTGCTTTTAATCCTAGTAATGTATCACCTGATATTAGAGTATTGCCAGTGCCGTGGAAGGTATTACCAAATTCTTGGTTAAACTGTAACTCTGATGTATTAGCAATTGTTTGTTTTTTCCATGCTTCGTCACGGCCAGGAACGTCCCACCAATCAACTCTGAATGGTTTAAATTCGTTTGTGCTTTGTACAGCACCTTCCCAAAGCTTATGGTAGATATTACCTAAACCATTCGCAGTAGAAGTAATAATTACTTTTGTGGATTTACCTGACGACACAACAGGGTATGTTGAAGTGTAAAACTCTGCGGCATTTTCAACGAAAGCAAACTCGTCGAGGAATAGGAGATTGACAGACATGCCTCGTATGGACGATCCTGAAGTAGCAGCAGCGATGATACGGCTATTATTAGAAAACTCAATGGAACCCTTATTTAATGCTTTACATCCAGGTTGTAGAAAGA